CGTAGGTAGAAAATTACCGGAAGCGTTGTATAAATTAAAAGAATTAGAGAGGATAAAAAAAATGAGAGATAGTGCAAGTGCAGGAGAATTTATAAGGTTTATGCTGTTATTAGGTGTTCTTATTGTGCTTATTGTGCTTATGTGGAGCGTATTTCATTAAAGAAAGGAGGTACTTAATGCTATTAACCGTTGAACCAGGGCAGGGGAAGTGTAAAACGATTAAGGATTGTCAGGAGTGTGAAAATTTAAGACAACTACAAATTAGACTAAAACAATTTGAGGATAAGGAAGCTAAACATAGAGAATCTCAACGGCAGAACTGGAAGAAAAGAGGGAAGATTTATAATAGCAGGAGGAGGAAATAAATTTACAAGATACTTGTAATATTATGTTGACTTATTTAAACATGTATGTTATAGATTAAGTTAAGAGGTCGCTCCTCTTATAAATTTCTAGGTGTTCTTGTGCACGAGCAAGGACACCTTTTTTATTTGATAACCTTAGAGGCGGCAGGATACGATAATATAATATCTTTTAAATATAATCTGACCGCCTCGATATAATATGCCAAAAATAGAGTTTAAAGCGCAAGGATATTTGGAAAAATCATATCTCGATAAAGATGGAAGTAAGCATATTACATTTGAGTTATCAGCGCTCGACGCTGTTAAGATTGCTAAGTTGGAGTTAATGGGCAGGGATTTAAACAATCACCTGCCTATTCTATTGGAATTAAGAATTACAGAAGCTAAACGAATATTAAGCAATGCAGAGAAAAAACCTAAAATCGAAAGACGTGAATTTAAGGGATAGGCAAGCACGGATGGCTGTTTTGTGTGCGGAAATGAGAAGCTCGCAAGAGGTAGCTAATATTATCACAGAAGAGTTTAAAATTAGAGAAACTCGCGAGAATGTCTATGCCTTTGCTGTTGGTAAACGAGGCAAAAAATTAATAGCGTCTTTGCATAAGAAGTTTCTGAATAATTTAGCTGAGATTCCAATTGCAAATAAAAAAATCAGGTTGCTCAGGCAAGAGAAAATATACAACGAAGCAATGACCGAAAGTTTAAAAAGCAGAGGGATATTTGGGGATATTTATGAGTTAAAGTTAGGCGCAGCCGTCGAATCATTAAAAGCCGCTAAAGAGGAGATGGAACCTCATAAAAACGGAGTAGGAATAAATGCAACGATCATCGTCCGTATTGGAGATAAACCTGGACTATTGTCCCCAACCGAAGCAGGCCTCGTTTCATACCAGCGAAGCTAAGTATCGGTTATATATTGGGGCGTGGCGTGCAGGAAAGACGTTTGCTGGATGTCAAGAAGCTTTAAAGAAATCTATTCTTTATCCTGGGAATTGTGGATTGATAGGAAGAAAAGATTTTACTGATTTAAGAGATACGACATTAAAAACTTTTCTTGAAGTATGTCCATCTGATTTTATTAAATCATATAACAAAACTGAACATCACATTGTGTTCGTTAACGGTTCAGAGATTTATTTTAGAGAATTAAAAGACGGTGTGGGTTTAGGTTCGTTTAATTTGGGTTGGTTTTATATAGATGAGGCGGAAGAGGGTGAAGAAGGAATATTCGAAAGATTAAAAGGGAGATTATCATTAAGAGATGTTGGCAAAACGCAAGGGTGGTTAACGTCGAATCCGCCGAATGAAAATCATTGGTTATTTAAACAGTTTGAAATTAATCCTGATTCTGATTATTATACAATTCACGCTTCAACGTATGAGAATAAAGAACATTTGCCGCAAGGATATATTGCCGACTTAGAGAAACTTCCTCCTTCGTGGAGAAAGAAATATCTTGAAGGGCAGTATGGTTTTACTCCTGACGGTACGCCTTATTTCCAGGGTTATTTGGAATTATTGCATAAGAAATCATTACAGTTTAATAACCAATTGCCATTGCGTTGCGGATGGGATAGCGGGCGTAGGCATCCGGCATTTGTGGCGACACAATGGGACGGGAAGTATTTTAAAGTATTAGCTGAAATATTGGGTAGTAATATTGGGATAGAACAATTTGTGGATACGCAAGTTATACCGTTACTGAATACTAAATTTGTTGGAGCGAATTGTATTCATTATGGCGGACCGGAATTTATGATGGGAAATGATAAGTCTGATTTTACGTCGTATCAAATATTACAGTCAAAAAAAATACAGTTGAGTATCAAACATAGTGAATATTCTTTACGCAAACAAATAATCGAAAAAAAGATAAATACAATTATAGATGGACTTCCGTGTTTACAAATTGATAATTCTTGCAGGATTATCAATGATGGATTTCTTGGAGGTTATAGATATCCGACATTAAAAGAGGGGCAAGAATCAGGAATTAAAAAAGACTTGCCCTGGAAAGATGGTTTTTATGACCATTTGCAGGAAGCATTACAATATATTGCAGTACAAATATTCGCTCCAATAGATATACAAAACAAAAAGACTACACAACCTAAACGACCAGCAATCTCCAGTATGTGAGGTAAAAAATTATGGAAGCTTTAACAGACCCGAAAATTCAAGTTGATACTACTCAAGCTAAACAACTAGCGCAGATTATCTGCAAGGAAATTAAGGATTCTTTGGCTGGTAATGATAAGCGGTATAGGTTAGCCGCGCGGTGTGAGGCGCAGTATAACCAACAGACCAAATGGGATTTAGCTGGTAAAGAGTGTAATGTGCCTTGGGACGGTGCGTCCAACTATTTTGTTGCATTAACCGAATGGATAGTTGACGCTATCTGGGCGAGGTTGATGAATATTCTATTTAGCCAGCAGCCGTTTATGAAAGCTAAGGGAGTTGAATCGTCTGATGTATCCAAGCAAGACGCGGTAACTGATTTTACAGATATGACGTTGAGGGAAAAAGTCCGGCTGTATGAAAACAGTAGTTATTTCTTTAAGCAGATGATTAAGCTTCCATTTGCCGTCTTAAAGTTTTGTTGGGTACAGGAATTTGACTCTATGATTATCAAAGAAGAAGCGATGACGTTTGTTAACCCTGCAACTGGGCAGCAAGAAATGATACTGCCTGATGATCCGGATATTCAGGTTAAGCAAGCAGAGTTTATGATGAACGGATACCAGCCGGGCCCGCCGCAAGAAGTTTGGGTTGCGAAAGATGAAGAATTAATCAACGCGCCGCAGTTAAAATATATCCGGTTTCAGGATTATGTTTATTCTTCGTCGGCTAAAAGAGGACAGCGTTTATTCTGGGAAGGTGATAGATTTTATTTAACAATCAACGAAATGATGTTAAAATCGCAGCAGGAACGATATATTAAAGATAGCGTAGATAAGATTAGGTTAGGGCGTAAAGACGGGAATAAGACAGGCGTTGACGCTGTTGTCGCTGATAGAGAAACGATGATTGAATGTTTCCATTGGTACGGCAGGTTGCCGTTTAATAAAAATAACGAGATAGATTTGCAAGACCCGGAAGCGATTGAGCAGGAAGTTGTGTGTGATGTGTCGTTAAAAGAAGAGGAGTTGCTCGAAATCAATCATTGGTATTACAGGCGTAAACCGTTTCCAGATAGAGTATATATCCGAGGAGAATTCGAGGAAACAGAAGAATTTGAAGGCAGGTCAATGACGGAGAAGCTGTTTAAGACACAAGGTGAGCTTAACGATTTGCATAAGACTATAATGGATAATGCCTGGCTTGCGATGCAAAAGATATTCGTTAAACGGCGCACGTTGACAGGTGAGGAGTGGGAGAAACCGTTAATTTATCCCGGGGCGATATGGGAGGAAGACCAGCCGGGCGATGTTAGAGTGCTGGAAGTAGGCGATGTCAAGGCAATCGGGATTGAGATGGAACAGCAGTTATTAAACTTTGCTGAACGGATAAGCAATATATCGAGTTGGAATGTAGGCGCGCAGCCAGATGCGCCGCAAGGTAAGACTACTGCTACCCAGTTTTCAGGGATTATCCAGGAAGGAAACATCGGGCGTGAACCTTTGCTACAAAGATGTTATTTAATCCTAAAGAAAATATGTCAATGGAACTACGACTATTATTTTGACCGTATGCCGGAAGGAATGGAACGCAGGATTGTAGGAGATACAGGCGAACCGATATTCCCGACACAAGGTAATATGCCGGAGTACGTGAAGCAAGGAGTTAATCCAACGTGGAGTAAAGACGATATAGCCGGGCAGTTTGATTATACGTGGAACGGGACTAGCCAAAACTCTGACCAGCAATGGAATATTTTAGTGGCTAATGATTTGCAAGACAGGTATTTACCTGTGCCAATGATAAGCGGGAATATGTTAGCGGTATGGAATATTCTTAAAGACGGGTTAACAGCGCGTGGGATTAAGGATTGGCAGAAGATATTACCGCCTAAACAAGCGATAGTGGCAGAAATGCAGAGGTTACAGATGGAAGCCAGGGCGAAGTTAGCCGCGCCGAGTGGTATGCCCGGACAAGATAACAACGTCTTAGGGCAAGGCGCAGGGCAGGCGTTGGAAGCGTTAAAGCAGAAGTTAGCGCAAGGACAAGGAGTGCCGGCAGATGTTGGGGAATCTCTTTAAGAAAAAAGAAGTCAAAACAGATGAGCAGGTAAGATTAGATAGAGAAAAATGGCTTACTGAAATGTTGGTTAAGTCGCAATCTCTTGAAAAGCTTATCAAGTCTGATACGTTCGGCTGGAAAGAATTTTGTTTATTAGTTGAGGATTATATAGATAAAGCAAAGAAACGTAAGGCAATTACAGCATTAGACAGGGCAACGGACGCGGATATATTTCAGCTTAAATTATTAGACCACGAAATATATATTTTGTCTTGGGTGTTAAGGATACCGGAACAGTTTATTGGCAAGATTGACGCGGAAATTAAGAAGAAGAACTAAAATGGATGAGAATATGCAAGCAATGATGCAGGAAATGGCTGATATGATGAGCCAGATGCAGGAAATGATGGATAATATGCAAGCTAAAATGTCTGAGATGATGGGCGGGGAAGAAGTTAATCCGATAGAAAAGCAAAAGAGATATCTTGCTAAACCGCAGGAAGAAAGAGCAAAATTAGATGAACAGGAAGTTATGGCACGTAATCAAAAAGATGAAGTTATCGAGGATGAAAAAAAGAAATGACATACCTTTTGTTTATAATTTTTATGCTTGTGTTATGTATAACCGATATTAAATGGTTAGTAATTCCTAACGTCATAGTGATACCGGCGATTGCGTGGGGATTGATATTAACGCGGCATTGGTTACCGGCATTAGTTATATTTGGTATTGCTGTAATATTCTATCAGAGAAAAACAATATGCGGCGGCGATGTAAAGTTATTGGCAATGGTTGGAGCGTTCTTAGGTTGGTGGGTACTGCCGATATTTGTATTGACAGGAATATGTATTGCAGTTTATCGACGGATAAAAATAGAGTTTGGGATTTTACCGTACACACCTTTTTTAGGATTGGTAAGTATACCGTTTATATGGATAAGATAACAGGGATTACAAGAGGCGCGAGTGCGTCGAATTTAGTCAACGATATTAAATTATTAAGCAATCTGGTTTCTGAAATTGGACTAAATTGTTTTACCGGACAGATACGTTTAAATTTCCATAAAGGCAATTTATCAGAGAAGATTGAGAAGAAGGAAAGTTTAAAATTAGAATAACTCACCACCCAAAAGGACGGAGGAAAATGGTTGAAAATAAAATTCCCGATACACTAATTAAGGTAGAAGTTTCAAACGATGATTATCGCGGTAAAAAAAGATATGGGTTAGAGTTTAAAAATACAAAGACTAACAAAATTTTCAGATTAGATATTACTAACATTATAGACAATATAGAAAGTGTTAAAATAGAATGAAAGATAAAGGAGAAAGATTATATGAAAAGAAAAGTGTATAAAAAATCATACTTTGGGCGTATTTCTGATGATGTAAGGGGGTTTGGGATACAACACGAAGAAAGTTGTAAAATTAATGAAGCGAAACTCAAGGCACATACTATAAGGTATATGCCTAAGCAGTCGCACCCCGTGCGGGTGCGTGGATTGAAACTTTAAAGATAGGAAGAAAAGAAAAGTGAAATGTCGCACCCCGTGCGGGTGCGTGGATTGAAACGCCACCACTGATATTCCAATGGGCGATAGTTCCGAGAAATCGGGATTATCGTCTTTTTTATTAATGTAACCCCAGGGAATAGGCGCAAGTAAATAATGGTATTTACAAACGCACCCCTAAAAATAAGGAGTAGTAAAATGTTAAAGTTTCTACGGAAATTGTGGTTAGACCAACGAGGTGAAGAGGGAGATGCAGGAGCAGCAGCCCCCGCAGGCGCGGGAACAGGTAATGCTAATGCCATCGTTTTAGATAATGGTTCGGGTGATGCAGGACAAGCCGGGGACGGCTCCGCAGCAGCAGCCGAAGTAACACCCCGATTCGGAGAGTTTGGCGATAACCCGGAAGAGGCAGCAACAAAACTTCTTGAAGTGTATCAGAGAACACAGAGTGAATACGGGAATTTCAAGACCAAAGCAGGATTAACCGAGAGGAATCTTGGTTCCATACGCAAGGCGCTTGAAGGTTCTGGAATCAGAGCCGTTGAGACAGAGGACGGACAGATTAGGTTAGAGGCACTTCAAAAAGAAACAAGGAAATCACGGTTTACGGATGAGCATAAGGGATTGTTTGAACCTAAAGTGCTTGAGAGTATGCGGTTACTTGTGCAAGACATCTTTGATGAGCAGTATGACGGCAGAGAAAAAATGACTAAGGAAGAACATAGTAAAATGCAGCAGTTTATAGCGGAAAAGACCCAAGTTGAAAACGATTTAGAGGAAGATTACCCGATGATTAACCCGAAGTTTAAAGACGGTAAACCTACTAATCCCAATTTCAATAAGGCGTTATACGACAGGGCAACCGAGATTTGGGAAACCGAGTATAACAAGAATCCGTTGAAACAGTATTCCGCTACGCGTAAAGCTGCAAGAGAACTAAGTGTGTTTCCTGGTATGATTCAAGCCGCGAAAAAAGAAGGTGTTGAAATCGGGAAAGCTAATAAAAGAATATTAGCTCCGGTTGGAGGCGCAGGCGCTCCGGCAGGTGGGAGTGGTGGTTTTCGGAAGTTAAGTCAGGCAGAGTATTTTGCTTTGCCTAGTGAAAAAAGAGCAGAGTATGACCAAAAAAGTGTTAATCAATAAAAATGAAAGGAAATAATATGTTAAAGAAACTACGTTTATTATTTCTTTCCTTGCTTCTCGATATCCGCGGATGGACGACTGAAATGACCGTTACCGGCATTGCAGAGATTGATGCGGCGATTCCCGAATTTTTTGCCCCTGGCGTTGTAGCAGATGGCAATAGAGAATCGTTCTGGGGTTCGTTGTCAGGGAAAGAAGGGTCGTTTATGCCCATCATAGACAAAACAGGACAGTTGAGAGCCAATGGCGATATGATTACGTTCAATACCATTGAGCAATTAATGGGTACTGGCGTTACAGGGGAAAGTGTATTAAAGGGCAATGAAGAAAAACTCGGGATTGGTTCGTTTACAGTTACCGCAGATTATGTTCGTCATGCCGTTGCAGTTACCAAGAAAGCTACAAAGCAAGCCAATTTCGAGATGGTTCAGCAAGCAGGAACTCTCTTAAAAGATTGGTTCAGCAGGAAGTTTGATAATGATACGGATATCGCTATTTTGGATAGTGCTAAAGTTGATACAATCTACGCAAATGGCAAAACAGCATTAGCTTCTTTGAACTCAACTGACAGCGATTATTTCGGGCCTACTGAAATTAACATGATCCGTATGGCTCTGATTCGTCAAGGCGCAATTCCTTTACGCGTAACAAAAACAAATGGCAGGACAATTCCTATCTTCGGTATTTGTTACGGAGAAATGGAAGAGTATTATCTCAACCAAAACACTTCTTTTGTTAATACTGTTAAAGAAGCTTGGGAAAGATTTAAAGGTTCAGGACAGATGCATCCGTTGTTTGAAGGAGCAGCTGGTATCTATCGCAACATGGTGTTGTATCCTAGATACTCATTACTCCCGATTCCTCAAGGTACAGCATTAAGGCCGGAAACAACCTTATCGGCAACATTAGTAACGTCCGCGTCAACTGTTTATGTTGGTGTGGCTGCTGATACTAATACCAAAGCAAATTACACATTATTTTTCTCGTCAACTGGTTCTTTACAGATTGGCAGTGAAATAATGACTTATACCGGTAAGACAGTCAGCACGTTTACCACAGTGACAAGAGGCGCTTCTGGAACGACTGATGCACAGCATTCAGCAGGCGCATTGGTTACACAGAGGGATGTAGCAAACGTAATCGGGTTTGGAGCACAAGCAGTTTTCCGCGCTATGCCGGAGAATGTAACACCTATTGGCGATAAAGATGATTATGGCGCACAAATAGGGCTTGGCGTTGAAGCGTATTACGGACACAAAGTCAGGATTGATAAACGCAGAGGCAAGGGCGCAAGCTTAGTTATCTGCAAATGTATTTCACCTAACCCAGGAACAATATAATCATGGAGGATAATATGAAAAGGTTATTTCTTATTGCCCTCTTGGTTATGGGATTAGCGGGAGTAAGTTTTGCTGATTCCTCTAGGTCTATCGGGGGTGGAACAGAGCAGTATGTTTCAATTACTGATGCTTCATCTGGAACAGCAGCAGAGGTCAGCTCAAGCGGTGCGGTAAATACAGTTGGTAAGTCTAAAGCTGTTACTTTACAAACTGGCGATGGGTTAATTTATACCGGCGCTTGCAATATTCAGACATTGGTTTTTAGCGGGGTAACTGAGGCGGATTATGTTCAGGTTTACGATGCGTTGACTGCAACAGGAACACCAAAGTTTGATATTAAAATGGGTACAGCTTCAAACACAATAGTGCTTCCTTTGGGTGGCGCTCCATTCGCAACTGGCATCTATGCCGATACGAGTGCTGTAAACGGGACAGGGGTTGTAACTGTTGTATACGATTATTAACAAATAAGGATTGAGGGGCGAGGGGTAAAACCTTCGCCCTTCAACAAACTATGTTTGATAAAGTATTAAAATTACTGCTTCTAATCTCTCCAATAGCGTATACGATAGGGATAAAACCTGAGAAATTCGAGTTGATGTTCTTTCATATCGGGATAATGGTTTTGTTTATCGCGTCGTTATTATCTATGCCTAGAAAAATAGGATTAGTTATCCCTAAAGGGATAGTTTTGATGTTCGCATTATGCGTGTTAAGTGTAGCAATCCATTCATTCCAAACACAATCACTAGGAGTTTTAATAAACGTCTTTTTCTTTTTTATAGGATTGAATTTAGTTTGTAATTATATGGGTGAGGTAAACCAGTTTTATAAATATATAGCTTGGGCTGCTGGTATAAACTGCGCGGTATGGCTAGTACAAAGGTATTGTATAAACTTTATTCCGTTTGGTGTCCCAGCAGGAGATTCTCTGGCATTAAGCGGAGGCATATTTGGCACAACTCCCAGACTATTTAATTATTTAGCAATTATTACACCGATACTATTGTCAATCAGCCCGTTATTTTTTATAATACCTATCCTGTCAATAATAGGCAAACAGTTCGCGCCGGTAGTAACTACAGGTTTATATTTATTATCAATGGCTAAAACTTTAAGCAGAAAAATAGTATTTATCGTCGGGAGTGTGGCGTTATTAGTTTTATTCCATAAACATATATTTGAAGCGTTCAGGGTAAGGATACACGATATATTCCCGCAGGTGATTATAGGAATAGGGCAAATACCTTTTATCGGACACGGGTTAGGCGCGTATTACCATACATTGGGCGCGGATTCGTTCAACTTATTCTTATTACTCGGTTATGATTTAGGTGTGATTGGGATGTTTGCGTTAGGGTACGCGATATGGAAAGCAAGAAAACTATTTAAAATTAATGTAGCTACGATGTCAATGGTGTCGGTATTAGTGGTGTCTATGTTTGATTACGTAATTGAGATACCGCGCTTATGGTTTACGTTAATGTTTATAATCTCAAGTTTTATTACGCAGGAGGAAAAATCATGTTAGTTGTTAACCTTAGCCACGACCCTTTAATATTGACAGAGTATAATGGCAAAAAGTTTTGTTTCAGGAAAAACGTGCCGGTAGAGATTGAACCAAAAGTGTATAACAATATAATTTTATCCGGGCATATCAGCGCGGAAGAAATTGTTATTTATCAGCTTCTTATTGTTGAAGTGGAGAAAGAAAAGAAGCCGCAGACGATTACTGATAGGATAAGTAAAGTTGTTGTTAATAAAATAAAGATTGATAAAAAGAGGGGGAAAAGATGAAAAGTAAAGTTTTAGTTCTTGTTCTAGGGTTTTTATTAATAACAAATATTGTGTTTGCTGGATTAGATCACAGCGGGCGTAATGTTTCGGAAAATGTTCGTGATATTACAGTGGCTAATGTTACCCAGGCTTCTAATGGGAGTGTAGATATCGCTGTAGCAACTACAGGAACAGTTTACACAAATTCATTCAAACTGAATAGAGGGGAATACTTTGAAACTTCGTATTATGCCGTATCAAGCGCGGGGACTATCAGCTTGACAATAGAGTTGGAACAGAGTTTCCAGTCTCCTACTACAGAAGGGGTTGCCGATGCTACATATACAGAGCCAGTAAATATGTCGGATATAGTTACTACGCTAACCACAGAAGGTATTTGGTCTCACGTCGCAATATCTCCTGTTGTTCTTCCTTATGGAAGATTCAAAATCACGGGGACAGGAGCGAATAACGCTGATACTATAGTTAATATGAAGATATCACAACAGAAAAATCTATAAGGAATAGGGGGATTTAATATGAAAAAACTATTTTTACTGATTGGAATGATGTTGGTGTTAAGAACTGGTTTTGCTATGCAGGGAGGATGGGCGGGGAGTGATGTCACCCCCGGCGGTTCCGACACTCAAGTCCAATTTAATGATGGCGGTTCTTTTGGCGGGACTTCTGATTTAACTTTCAATAAGACAACGAAAGTTTTAACCATTGGAGGAACGGGGAGTCAGTTAGGTTTTTCAGGAACTATGAAAATCGACGGTTCAACAACGAATATGCTGAATATTTTAGATTCCGATAGTACGAATGTCTATTCTTTAAGTTCAGCCGGATTAGCAACCATACCCACTATAAATTTGGGTTCTTCTACGGGAGCATCGTTAACTGCCGCTAATGGTATCGTGACATTACAGGGGTTAAAGGGTGGCGGTGTTAATGAAAATGTAACTTTCGATTTTGAAACCTCATCAAATACGATTGGGATAAGTTCTACTACCAATGCAACAGTTTCTTTTACAAACACAACATATATAGGAGGTATAGACAAGTATTTAAGTATGAACAAAGGGACATATCAAATTAATTTTGGCATGACTTCTATAGGAAATGATAATTTACAACTTAGTATACCTTGTAACCATGCTTCAGGAAGTGGGTATTTTTCACTTATGGAAACAGGTGATGGTGCAAATGCTAACCGTTCCCCTGCTGCGACTTCTGTAAATCCTGTTTTTAGAATCTACTCAGCAGACGCAAGTATTGCAACACCTTGGATTGATTTTTCTCACGATAATACTGATGGAAATATACAGACAGGATTGGGGAAAATAAATCTAAAACCTGCTACTGACGTAACTATAACTACAGGTAATTTGGTAATGAATACCGTTGCAAAGGGAATTGTCTTGAAACAAGGGGCGAACGGTAAATGTGGAACTTTTGTTCTTAATGGGGCAACAGCTGTTGATATTAGTAACACTAGTATAGCTGTTACAGATGTAATTATAATTTCTTTAAATACCGTTGGTGGTACGGTCGGTGTTCAACCTCATATTGTTACAATAACAGCAGCAACGGGATTTTCTGTTATTGGTACAGCAGGGGATACATCAACTTATAACTATGCGATTATTTCAAATGCCGCATAAACAAAAATTCGGGTCTTGCATGAGAAGAATTATGCTTGGAACTGTTATAACCTTTTTCTTGGCATTTAATTTATGTTCGGGTAGTGTTACTTTTTCAAAAGTTTCCAGCACGGGCATAAATGTTTCCAGTGATGATTTCTACGACTTCTCCCTTGACTACGCCCACATGGATGCTACATCTCCGGCTAATGTGGGCAGTTTTCTTTTAGACGGTAACGCTTACGCCATCACAAAATCAGGAACGCAATTCATCCGCAACGGTTCACGATATAAATTCTTTGGGTCAAACTATTCCTACGCTGACAATGTCCCTTCCCACGCCTACTCTGACTATGGGGTAGATTATCTTGCCTTCTTTGGATTTAACGCCATGAGATTTCATCACATGGACAATTTTTATCCTTTAGGCGTATTGGAGAATGACGGAACATCCCAAACCATGAGCACGACCGGAATGGACAACCTTGATTATCTTGTGTCAAAACTGAAAGCAAAGGGGATATATTTAGATTTAGGACTTAAGGTATCACGTCCATTCAAGGAAGTAGGCGATTCGGTAACAAGTTATTCTCAAATACCAGGTGGTTTGTTTGGCAGAGGTTACGATATATTCGATGCACGACTTATTGCGCTACAAAAAGACTACGCCAATAAATTATTAGGTCATACCAACGATTATACAAGTATCGCCTACAAAGATGACCCTATTGTGGCTATGGTAGAAATCAACAATGAAGATAGATGGATAACCGACTGGTGGGATACTGGTGTTTGGGATAGGGCAAGTACTCTTTATACTAATACTCCTGCACCTGAATTTTATTTAGATGAATTAGATGATTTATGGAACACTTGGCTTGCGGCACATTATACTGCTCCGTCTGATGTCATAACAGCATGGGGATTGACTGGATTATCGTATGAACCAGGGGATGATTATTACTACATTAAAGCAGAAAAAGACTTAACAACATTCACCTTCCATAGACCCTACGGAAAAGTTTTAGCATATTATCCCGCTCAACAAGTCGCCGACATAACTGCCTTTATGCACAATAAAGTCACGGATTATTGCGACACCATGAAAACATATCTGACAAGCACCCTTGGAGTAGATTCGTTAATTCTTACCGTTGGCGGTGGTCAATCATACTTTACGGAAACTGAATCAGAGGCTTATTCCGATGTCCATGATTGTCATACTTATTTTGATCCGCCAGGTGTATCTTGGAGCTATTCGAATTTTTCAAAAACCAATGCTCGTATGTTGACGGACGCTAATCTAGGGATGGTTAATGTACATAATACTAAGGAAGAAGCTACAAAAACAAAACCATTTACTGTAACTGAATATGGCCACGTTTATCCTAGTGATTACCAATATGAGGGTAATTTGATGATGGCTATATATGGCCTAGAATACGATTGGGATGGAATATGGTTATATAATTTTGGCACAGCTTCGTCAACTTCAATTTCTAATTACTTTGACATAGCGAATAATCCGCAACAGATGTTGCTATCCGGTTTGGGTGCGTACATATTCCAAAAAGCTACTAATTATACGGTTACTAATTATGGCACGTACTTGGTTTTTACTTCTGATCAGGTGTGTTGCGCTTTAGGTTCAATAGCCGGTAGAGCAATCACTTTAAATGGGTATACGATGACGCCAGCGGTTGATGGAGTTGTGGCAATATATTCAGCTACCAATCAGTCGTTTGCGGCTTCCGATAAGCTGGTTGTTCTTACCGTTGCAAAGTGGAAAAATACTGGAGCTTATTGGGACGTGGGATACGTCGGAGTAGCTGGTCATTTCCATTGGGGTACAGTTCCATCGCAACTTCAGAGGGTTGGAACGTCGTTCTCAATTCCGTATGCCGCTGGTCAAAAAGTATATCGACTCGACAACAAGGGTTCAGTTTCAACCGAGGTCGCTCAGACGATTAACGGTTCAACGGCTACATTTGACACAACAGGAATAGATTGTCCCTGGTATGTAATAGATAGATAAGAATTAAACTAAATGGACACCAAGAAAAAGAATTTTAGTGATTTACTGACGGAGAATAATATATGAGAACAGACAGACATTCAAACAGGCAGTTTCCCCCTCTGAAATCCAATCTCTGTATATAGCACCGTATCAGATGATTAAAATGCCGTCAATATATGATTTGTTTAAAGCGGCAGGAGAAGAAACTAGAAGAAGAATGTTTCTTATAAATTAACTATGGACACTTTTATTAATAAATTCGGCGAGTACGGAATAATAGGTTTAGTCATTGGGATATTGTTTTTTCTCCTATGGAAAATATTAATTTGGGTAATGTCATTTGTTAAAGATATCCAAAAACAACAGAGTGAAGAAAGAACCGTTTGGTTATGCACGTTAAAAACTCAAAGTGATACCCTTATCAAAATATCCAACAGCATAGAGAAGCACGATGAGAAAGCGGATGAACGCGGCCAGCATATAAGAGAGGAGCACGAAAAAATGATGAATTGCTTAGATGAACAGACCAGGGTTCTTGTTCAGATTAACGGTTATAAAGCATGAAGATTTTTATTCCAAGGTATTTGCCCTTTTTTAAAACGAGTTCTTCCAGTATTAAGGGGAGGTTTAGGATGATGAAATTTATAATGAGCGCCATCATTAGGAAACAATTTAAGATTTTGCGACTTATTATCATCCTTAATGCCATTAATATGATGGACTCGTTCGGTTGGTTGAAGATAACGGCCAATCCTCTTTTCCACAACAAGACGATGTTCAGCAATATAACCATTCTTTTTGGCAAAAGGATGATTAGGTTTAAGGATATAAACATAACCAGATGTAGATATATATTTTCCCCCATTCCAGTTCCAATGTTTTTCGCCAGAAGTTTGTTTAACTTTTTTATCAGTATTCCATGGAAGATGACCTTTTTTATAAAGGATAAGATTTTTTTCCCAATGAGAATTTCCAGATTTCCCGAAACATTTTCGAGAACAAAATTTGCCCCTATTATATCTAATATAACAAGGTCTAATATAAAAACTTTTTTTGCAGATGAGACATTTTTTAATCATTTTATATCTCCTTTTGTTTTAAGTATATCATAGAGAAGAACAAATGTCAATCTTTGTCCGTTCTGAACACGCAAAAATGATAGAAAATTTAACAGAACAAGGACAAGTATTGTTAAGGATTAATGGGTATAAATAATACAAATATAATGTTAATGGAAATCACTGAAGAAATAAGACAGGAAATACGAGAGCGGGCGCAGGATATGTACGAAGCTCGGATGCAGTGGAATATCCCTGGAGACCATTTATCAGATTGGCTACAGGCCGAGAAAGAGGTGTTATGGTGTATTAACCAAGATCTTAAAGAACACGCTAAACAGTTTCCACAAATGGTAAAACTGAATATATAAATACGGTTACAAAGATTTCTTCGGGCAGGTGAAATTAACTGTTTGGGGTATTTGGCGCAGGTTAATAACTACTTTGTATGACTTGACGGAGGAATTATGAAATATGAAACGATAATACCGGCTGTTCTTGCGGCGTGGTGGTTAGTTAAGAAATGGATTGATGGTTTTTCTAAAATCATTGAGCCTCTTGTGGTAGAGATTGAGGCTAGAGCAAAAGATAACCTTATAGACAAATCTGACAGGAAAGCTATTTTAATGAAGGCAATCCATATTTTAGAGTTACAGAACAGGATTAAACTTAATTTTCTTACCCGTTGGATTGTAAGTATTGTAGCGGATAAAATAGCGCAGAAGTTGCCTGATTTCAAGGTTGCGAAAGATACAACGTTTATTGTAAATAAAGCAACAGCAAAGTTATGAATTTGTGGAAAGAGTATTGGAAAAAGGGGATAAGTTTCAAGGTAACAATTCCCTGGCCGGAAGGCAAAAATAGAGAGGATAATAATAATATGAGTATAAAAACATTTTTTCAAGGGTTGTTCAATAAATTTGTAGCGGTGTTTAAGTCTTTTTTAGCGGAGGCGCTGCCTATTGCTAAACAGATTATCATAGGCGCTTTAAAGGAAATTGCGCTTGCTGCAGTAACTAAAGCGCAGAATACCGATTTAAAAAACGAGGATAAACGTAAACAAGCGTTTGCAGAGATTAAGGATTATGCGTTTAAAAAAGGGATTGAAGCCGGGGATAGTTTGATAAATGTAGCGTTAGAGTTAGCTGTTCAGAAAATTAAGGGGTGAAATATGGGATTAGGAATTACTAGGGCATCACTTTGCTCATCTGTGGTAGAAAAAACAGGGGATGAATCTTCAGACGCGGCAATTAAAGTAAATCGTTTAATCAACGAGCAAGGCCCGCAGTTTTGTATGTTAGCTCCCTGGCCGTTCTTACGTAGTGATATATCATTCAGCATTACCGCAAGCGCGTATAAGTATTCAGGGGCTGCTTATCTACCGGCAACATATAAAAAAGTTGTGGCAGCGTGCCTTGTGGACGGGACAAATAGGTATCCTTTAAACGAAGTTAGTATAGGTGAATCTAAAGAATGGGTAAATCCAGAAGATAATACCGGCAGACCTTACGAGTTTTGCGTTACGCGCATTGAATCAGGGTATTGGGAAGTAGCGTTTAACTGTTTACCAGATAACACTTACACAATAGAAATGGAAATTGAAACGCAGTGGGTAGACTTGACTAGCGCAAGTAGTGAAACTGTAATAACTAAAGAATATTATCCAGCATTTACTCATTTTGTGAGTATGGCGCGGTTCATTCAGCAAGGAGATACCGGCAATTATATGATAGCCAAAACTGATTGGTGGAACTCTAACGACCCTAAAGGTTCAATTCTAGGGATAATCTTGGCAGCATTAAAGAAACCATTACAGAAAAAACGGGTTGTTATTGACCCTGCTTATTTAGGCATTAGTCCAAAACGGAATGATTATTCGAGGTAAAAAAATATGATAACTAGAGAATATGAACCTCTACTCCTGGCGGACAACTTTTTAGGAGTCAATGCGAAAGATTCCTCCGAGAACATAAATAATGGAGAATGGGACGCTGCCAGTTTAGATATCTTTTCTGATCCCCAAGGCGCAATTTCATCTCGTCCCGGATTTACCGCATTAACTACCGCTTCCATAGGTTCAGCTACGGCGTGGTGTGGGTTTTATCAATACGATAAGTTAGCGTTAGGTTCAGCCGCTTCTTACTATATCGGCGGTGGTTCTGATGGAAAACTTTATAATTATACTGGAAACGCTTATCAGAATATTCTTACAGGATTAACTACCACTAAAGGAATAAACAAACGGTTTACATTCTTTACTCTTGATGAAACCGTGATGATAACTTGTGATGACGACTTGCCCAGAACGTGGGCTGGTTCAGGTTCAGCTACGACTTTTGCGACTTCTGTAACCGCGGATTGGGGTTTGGAATGGCAAAGGTATGGTTGGTTACATTCGGTTGTTGACCCACGTCTATTGTATTATTGCACGACATTAGGCGATATTGACAGTTCGTATGTATCGTTTATCAACTTCGATGAAGATATGGGCAAACTTACCGGCGCGTGTAAACAAGGCGATGATATGATTGTTGGCAAAGAATGGGCGTTGTTTAGGCTGCAGTATAGGGGAACAACTCCTTTATACAAAAAATATCGGATACCCTCAAAGATTGGGCCGGTAAACTTTCAGGTAATGAAAGAAACTCCTGACGGCAGGGTAATATTCTTAGCTCCAGACTTTAATTTCTATATGGTTAATGGCGATAATGTTGCGCCGTGTGGAGATAATATCAAGAATTACGTTAAAGAAGGGGTAAATTCAAGGCTTAAATACGCGGTATCAGGCTTATTACACGGCAGAAACCAGTATTGGTGCAGTTTTAGCCATACCACCGGCGCTACAACTAACGACAGAACGCTTGTAATGGACTGGTCAAGACCGTATGCCGATAAATGGGGGAAGCCGCAATATCCCTGGTTTATTTATTCAATCGGCGCAAACTGTTTTTCAGAAATGAACGTATCCGGGAAAGCGTGGCTTTATCATGGCGGGTATACAGGCAAAGTGTATAAAAACGATACCGGCACAAATGATGATGGCGCAGCATCCAGCCCGACTTATGTATCCAAAAGGATTTCTCACGGAGTGCCTACAATAGAAAAAAAGTATGAAAACATAAATTTAAACTTATCAAGAACAGGTGATTGGAATTTAAACATTCAGATAGTTTGTGATGGAAACAGCGGCACAGAAAAAAACATTAGCCAGAATTTACTTGCAGGGTTAGGGTATCAATCGTTGTTTGATGTGGCGAAGTTTGATGAAGATTATTTTTCTTCTGAATCAGATATGGACACAACAAGAGAAATACGCAGAATGGGAAAAACTATACAGGTCAGAATGGGGACTACGGGGTTAGATAAGAGCTGGTTATTATATAATTATTCTTTGCTCAGTAAGGCGTTGCAGCAAGGAATTAGGGTAAAGGAATAATATGACAAACGAAATATTAGTTAGAGGGATTTGCCCTGTTTGTAATAAGAAAATAATGGACGATAAAAAAACATCTTTTATAAATAATGGGTTAGAGTTTTGGGTGAAGTTTTCTGATGGAAGCCGGGCGCAATTTGCAATATGTTCAGATTGTCTTGCTACAATTACGCAAGAACAGCTTGATGATATTATGGAACGGCAGAAGAATAATTGGGGCTTGGAAATTCAGGCAACTTTAAATTGGTTTGTAAAAACAGCGTCTCATTTAAAGATAGTTAAACATTCTAATACTAAAGAGGGGTTAGAATAAATGCAGATTACCTTAAATTTAAGAGATTTAAAAACTCCTAATGATATTTTAAAACTTCAATCTACTATCTCTGAGATAGCGGATGTTTTAGATATTGAAGGAGTATGGACGGATTATTCTGCTCAATCAACTATAGTAGGTTGGGCAAGTTTTAGCATAAAAGAAATTTATATTAAAAAAATAGGAAAGACAGTATTCGTTGCTTTTTGGCTTGACGGGACGAGCAATGCGACTATCACTACATTCACTCTTCCTTATGCAAATGCAGGAACAATCGTAGCAACATTGAATCTTTGCGATGTGGTTGACAACGGCGTTGAAGGGGTAATCGGAATGGCTTGGTTACCTGCTTCTTCGTCTACAGTAACTGTTTACCGAGATACTAAACAACTATCTCCGACAGCGTGGACAAATTCAGGAACTAAATATGCAAGAGGACAGTTCTTTTATGAAAAGAGTTCTTAATGGAATTATTTGATATAAACGGAAAAAGACCTTATGTGCCACGATATGGAAAAATAGGAGGCGGTATGAATTTCTTAAAATTGTTTACGGCAATATTTTTAGACGAAAAGGGCGGCACACTCGCTATTACGAGAGTAACTGCGAATACTCTGATAACGGCCAGCGCTACAAATAATAGAGCAACCGAAATCGAGGCTGTATTAAATGGCGCAATCGAATCCACGAATATTGCCGACGATGCGGTAACCGCCGCGAAAATTTCTTCTGATGTGGTACGGACAAGCTACGGTTTAGTTCAGCATACCGACGGAAGCCTTTATGTGGACGTTTCCGACACTACCCCTGCTTTAGAAATAACTGACGGTGGATTAAGGGTAAAAGTAGACAATAGTTCAATAGAGCGCGCGGCAGGAGGATTGAATGTTAAAGCATTGGGTATAACAAATGCTATGCTTGCTGGTTCAATAGACTTGACAGCGAAGGTTACAGGAACGTTACCAGTCGGAAATGGCGGCACAGGAGCAACAGCGGCGGCCAATGCGGCCAATGGAGTGGTGGTATTAAATGCTTCTGGACTTATTACTTCTACTATGATGACAGGTTTAGTAAATACTACTGCCCTCAAAACAACGGCGGGAGAGGTAAGTTCATCATCTTTTCCTGCCACCATAGCGTTACCTGGTGGAGAATTTGGATTTTATCCCCAAGTTAAACTTCCACTTGGCGATTCAACAAATGCCCAGATTGCTTATGGTTCTGCAAGCGCCGGGTATTTAACTACTATAAGTTTTACTAAAACTGCAGGGTCAGCAACTTCTTATGCTCAACAACGCTATGTAACCGCTTCAGGTGATGATATGTGGATATTCCTGCTTATTGATAAAACTACAAAAGAGATAATTGGAGCATATCAAGCCCCTGATCATCCCGCGTATGGGAATGGTGGGGATTTTGATAAGTTACCACATCCATTCGGTTCTTATGATGAAACCAAACAAGAAATAGTTTTACTTGATAAAGAAACCTGTTTGGCATTGAAACAAGAGAGTAAAGACACAGGAGAATCAATCCTTACTTTAGTTAATGAAGAATATAAACCTGATATGTCTAAAGAAGAAATTTATCAACCGTTGCATAGTGGTAAGTTTATAGACGACGGCGGGAACCATATAAAACAAATGGTAGAAACAATACCTGATTATATAAAAGTTAGAACGTTAGTAAAATTATCGCAGGTAGAAAAAAATGATAAATTGCAAAAACAACAAACAAAACAACAACAGATTGAACAGGAAAAAATTAAAAAAGAACAGGATATTCTATCAGCTAAAAATAAATTAAAAGCATTGGGATTATCCGACGAGGAAATATTAGCATTAAAAAACTAAAATGTTATTTTATCTATTTATGCTGGGCGATATTTATGTTTCCGTATCCGAGGGGAATCAGAGAAAACGAGGATGGCGAAATTTAATAAAGGAGAAAGATTATGTTTAAACTATTGTGGGAGATATTGAAAGACCAGAGGGGATTTTGGGGAGCGGTAGCGGGAACGGTATTAGGGAGTAAACTTGCGAAAGATAAAGGCTCGACAGACGTATATGACCCTTACGCCGACTTACGCAAGAAATGGCAAGATACAACTATGGAAGGATTAGGTAAGTCTACTTCATACAGCCAGAATCCGGCGTTTAATATTCAGCAACCAGGAGTAGAGAAAGCGGCAGAAAGCACAATACTAGGAAAATTAAATAGTCCAGGTGGAAATGTTAAAGATTATTCTGCGGCAACAAAACAGTATTCAGATGCCGCAAAAGCCAGTATGCAGGAAAGTTATGATAGAGAGCGTGTGTCAACTAACGATATGTATAACCGTCTTGGGTTAGTATCGTCTACGCCTGGATTGTCGGCTATTGGTGATGTAAACGAATCACAGCGTATTGCGGAAAACACAATGGACGCGGATTTGATGTATAAGAATTTAGATAGAGAGTTATCCGCGCAAGGGCTTGACGTCAATGAATTAAATAGTATATTAGGGCAAGCAGGTAATTTAGGGCAGACACAACGCGCAGGACAGCAATATTCACAAGGTATGTCTATGCAGGATATACAAAGGCAATTAGCTGAAAAGATGGGTTATGGCGCGCAAGCGGCAAGTATATTAGGACAAACACCGCCGGAACAAACGTATAATCCGAGTTTCTTAGAGCAGTTAATGGGGTTAGTGTCGAAAGTTGCGCCGCAAGTAGCGGGTGCGGCTACGACATCAATGTTAAGTGATATGCGGTTAAAAGATAATATCACCGATACTGGCAAGAGATATAAAGGGTTAAAGATATATACCTGGAATTGGAAAAAATGGGTTAGTGATACAATCAAGAAAAATCCGACGATAGGGTTTATCGCGCAAGAGGTTCAGAAAGTCAAGCCGGAAGCGATTAAGGTTACGCCAGACGGATATTTGAGTATTAATTATAGTATGATATAAGGAGAAGAGATATGCCACAGTATAAAACAAAAGCCGCGTTTAGAAATTCCTTATGGGAAAATTTAGGCGGTAGTTCGCAACAAGCGCTAGGAATGGTGGTTCAGAAAAAACAACAGGATAAACAAATGCAAGAAGCTATTCAAAAGATGTTGCTAGAAGCCAGCTTGAAAGATATGCAATTAAAAAAAGGAGCGAACCTGTCCGGGATGGACACGACAAAAGGAATAGGCGGAATATTGGGGCAGATACCGAGTAATTTTGAACGGAAGCCTGTAACTCCGACGACATCAATAAGTATATCTGAGCGTCCTTATACTGAAATGATAAAGGCAAGACAAATCGCTTCACGCACTCCGGCAGAGCATGGGAAAGCTGGAAGAGCAACGAAGGTAGGGGGTAATATTTTAGGTATTCCGACGGGGTGGGGGTTTGGTTCAAAATGGCAAGTATCACCGGAAGCGCAACAAGAGAAAGCAGAAGCGGAAACCATCCTAGGTAATCCATATAAAACAACTAAACACGTTAGTTATAAAGGTGATGTGATAGATACAACAGGGCAGGTATTAAACACATCCACAGAAAACGAGCAACTTATAAGTGAAGCAATGACAGATAATCCTGATAAGACCAGAGAAGAAGTTATAGCGGCATTAACTCAACAAGGATACTTAAAATAATATGGGTAGATTTTCTACGTTATTCCCGCCGCAAGAAGTGCCGGCTTCTACCGGTAAAGGAAAATTCAGTAACTTATTTACTGAACCTAAACCGCCGGTTGTCGCGCCTGTTGTAAAACCTGCAATTACTACATCTCAATTCAATGGCAAACCTAAGAACTGGGTAGCCGAAGGATTGAAACAGACCGCAGTTGATATTGGTAAAAGTTTTCTTGATTTACCTACGCAGTTAGTTAAACCGGCAGAATCAAAACTCGCTACAGAAACTTTGCCGTATTTAGCCGAAAAGGCAGTTACTCCAATAGGTGAATTTCAAATGCCGGTATTAACTCCGCGCAATATCAAACCTTTATTTACAGGACAATTCAAAAATATAGAAACAACTCCCGTTGCACCATCGCCGTTAGATATTGGCTTTACAGGGTATGGAGTAGTATCATCTTTAGGTGGAGCATTAAAGACTTATCAAGCATTGAAACAAGGTAAAGAATATATGAAAAGTTTAGGCAAGTCTTACGCTCCAGTAGTTATGGAAGCACAGAAAAAAGCATTGTCTGAATTACAACCATCTTTAAAAGGATTAACACCAGAACAGAAATTTGCTATAAATAAAGATATTGTGAGAACATTAGCAAAAGGACAAGAAGTCGCAATACCAAAAACACGAGCAGAAGTTCCATTGCAAATAGTTGAAACACCAGTTAAACCCACACCTTTCACCGGCAAGCCCATAGAGCCAGGCAAAGCCCTTACTATCCCAGGGCAGCCGGCACTTACGCCAAAAGCCCCAGAAATGCCTATAATTAAGCCTGTAGTGCCTGCTGCAGCTCCTATTGTGCCGCAAGCGCCTGTATTTACGGGGAAGGCAGCAGAAGCCCCGAAACAACCCGTAGCGCCGCCTGTTATTCCCCAATTCCAAAGCACAGAGGAAGCCATTACTTTTGGCAAACAAAACAAAGATAATCCCGCTGTTTTACAGGCATTGCAAGTGTCCAGAGATAACACTCTTGCGGAGATAGAGCAGATAAAAGCACAAGATAACCTTACCGATGAACAGTTACAGCAGGGAATGAATAAAGCGGTAGAAGCGCAGTTTTACAGGGAAGCGTTGGAAGGTGCGGCAGAAGCCCCAAAACCGCCCGTTTTAGCCTTCCAGGAAGCCCCAGGAGCGGAGGTTGTGGATAGAGAAGCCATAACCACAGGTGAGGGGAAGGTGGAATATAGGTCAACACATCAGATTGATGCAAAGACTGCCTCACCGATAACTCAAATAAACGAAGAAAATATAAATAGTTTTATAACTGAGTTTAAGAACCAGTATGGTTATCCTGCACTAAAATCCAAAGAAGTGAATAAATTAAAATCTATTATGTCTAATCCAGATGCAGATATTACAATTTATAGGGCATCGCCAAAGAATGAGCTAAATAGTGGGGATTGGGTAACTATTAATAAAGATTATGCTAATGATATTAGAAAACAAAATGGTGGAAAGGTTTATACTCATACTGTAAAAGCAAAAGAGTTATTCTACCCGAAAACACTTGAAGGATTTAAAGACTTGCCTTCTCTTAATAAATGGGGAGCATTCCAATATCAATCCTCCAAACTCTCCACCCCCACAGGACAGAAACCGCCGGTATTTACGGGGAAAGTAATAACACCAGGGATAGAACCCGCAGGTGAGGGGAATCTTATTGAAGAAGCGAAGAAGTATAAGAGTGCGGAGGAATTTGTAAATTCTAAACAACAAAGAGAAGGGGAAATAAATATATATGATTTAGACGATAGCGTTAGTCAACAAAAATTAGTAGACGATATAGAAAAATCAAAAAGAAAAGGAGAATATTTTGCAATCGGGTTACGTGGACTTTATAAAAATGAAATTGGGAAAAAGAAGTTACCGCCATCCTTTACTTGGGAAGATGGGAACATGACTGAACAAAAATTAGGGGGGACCTCTGTTGTCGGAGTGGTTTCTGATTGGGATAATGCAGATAATAACGATTTATGGAAAGGATTGCGAAAAGCATTGGATATGGTTGAGAAATATGGCGATACTGGCAAAATTGCGATTATAAAAGGAAAATATTTAAAGGACGAAATATTTAATGACTTGGGAGAATTTGTGTTAGGTAATGCACAGGTTATTGGTTATATTGGTTATTACCCAGAATCCCAACTCACCGACATCCAACTCACCGACATCTGGAACAAGGCTAATGCGCAGAAACCGCAGGTTGAACCAGTCAAAGTTTATTCCCCCGAAGATTTGCAGGTTATTGGCGAAATAAAGAAAGAGATTGAAGCCGGTCAGCCGGGCCATAAGTGGGTGGGCCCGTCAGATTCTTATGCTCCAGGTAAGCGAACGGTAGGAATTGAGCCGTCAACATACCCGCCTTATTTCCAAAGAAAAGGGTATACAAAAAAGAATACACTTAAAATAATAAATAAGATAGAATCAAAAGAACCTCTGACGGAGAAACAGCGGGCGCTTATTGATGATCTTATCCAAAGCAGGAAGGAGCAAGCAAATGAAGAAGCACGAGTTATCGCTCAAGGTGCTACGCAATCCGAAGTTGACGAAGCTGATAGAATTGGCGAAGCGCAAGCACTTAGTGATAAAGAAACTGGAGAAATTAACGGAATAAAGATATTTGCTACCCCCCAAGAAGCTCATAAATATATTACCGATATAGAAAGTAAAGGCGGTCAAGCCCAAATTATTCGAGTTGGGCCGGAAGAAACAGAAGTAAGTTATTACCTGCCGGAAGTGTTTATGGGAAAGGCGATACAACCTCCTATTGAACCGCCTAAAACATTAGTCGCAGGGCAACCACAGCCGGAAGAACCGAAAAAAACTATTAGTGTTTTTGAACCTCAACCATTAAAACCGTCAAAAGTAAAAGAACAAATCCGGAAAGTTACCGGACAAATTAAAATAGGGGATTTAATCCGGGAAGATATCGCATTGCGGGAAGTGTTGAAAAAAGAGGAACAGATATCTAAAAAAGCGTTTAGAGAAGGTAAAGTCGCCAGCGCGGAAGAAAGAAAAGTCGCGTATTTCGGACAGCAAATAAGTAAAAAGGAACGCTCAAAGTTATACCTTATGGCAAAGGATAAAGGGCTTTATTATACCGACTGGACAGGACTGAAACACGATAAGTTGGCAGGGTTACTTAAATTTTATCGCAGCGCGTCATTTGACCAGTTAAGGGATTATATCTCTGAATTGACAGGCACACCGGAAAACCCGCCGAAGTTGCTTAAATTGTTTGGGGATATAAATAAAGATACCGAAGTAATAAAACTTATTAACAAGGTTTCCGGTAATTGGGAAGATATAAATAAAATTGAAAGAGATATTTCATTAGACGCGTTCCGCATTATTGAGAAAGTTACTGGACAAAATGGATGGGAAGATAATATTTTGGCTGATAACACGGTTTTTGTTTTTTCTGCGGCTGATGAGGCCTATTATGATAGACTCGTTAGAGAGTTAAACGAACTTGACGCAAACAGACAGAAAATAAGTAAAGGAAGTAAAGAATCTTCTGAACTAAGCCGAAAAGTGGAAATGGGAGAAGTGTTAACTCAAAAAGAAAAAGAGGTAGATGAGTATATTCATAAGAAAGATGACCTATTGATAGCTGAAGCGAATGATATGCGAATGAGATTAGGTAAAAAATTAATACCATATCGCCAGAAATATAGAACGCATATCAGGGAACAAAACATTTTAGCGGATTTCTTTAAAGGTGATTACGACCGGATGAAGGATATCTCTCCCGCGCAACTTGATGCTATCCGAAAAGGTGATTATACAAAAGGGAATATGCCGTTTAATAAGTTTGCGTTACAACGCACCGGCCCAAAGACTAAATATGACGCGATAGGGAATTATGAGATTTATTTAAGGACGATATTAAAAGAAATTTATTATACCCCGGCGATCACGCACGTAAGGAAGTTTATTGATTATGCGCTTATCAGGCAGCCTAACGCTTATAAGTCGTTAGATAGGCTAGCTAATGATTTAAAGGGCAAGACAACAGCGATAGACAATGTAGGGATAGGAGCATTTGCCAGTCATCCTGCTATAAAGAAGATGCGCTCTTTGTTAGCGAAAAGTGCTTTGTTAGGTAACTTAAATTTCTGGTTAATGAACTCGTCGAACTTCGCTATATCTTATGGTGAACTAGGCAATTATATGAATAAAGGTATTGCTAAATTTTTAGGCACTAAAGAATGGCGCACGTTTGCGTTTAAACATTCGAATATGATGAAAGGCAGAACAGTTGACCCGGACATTGACCCTAGGGCGTTTAAGAAAATTGAAGAAATTACTGGGTATATAACCAATCTTTTAGAATATAATAACGTCGGTTCTACTTTTATAGGCGCGTATTTTAAAGGTATAGATTTAGGGTATTCACAGGCAAAGTCAATTAAGTATGCTGATTCCATAGCGCGTCGGACACAGGTGGGGTATAAGAAATACGAACTTAATGCGTGGATGCGGTCAAATACAGGAATGTTAATAAGCCAGTTTCAGACGTGGACTTTCGCTATGATGAACCATATTTTATATGATATAGGCGTGGCGAATATCCCCCGGAATGTAACAAGTAAATTCACAGGTAAGACTAAAAAGCCTGTAAAATGGGCGGTTATATTCAGGCTTATAGCAATATCAATGTTACTGAATTTAGCGTATAAAAAAGCAGGGTTGCGCGAACCGTATCAACCAGAAAGTGGTATACCGAGGATTCCGGGGATTGGTGGGACTGTTCCGCCTCTGTTCAGGGTAGGGCAAAATATCGTAACTGCATTTAAGGGTAAGCAACCGGAAACAAGACAAAGAGCTGCTAGCCGGGTAATATCAAGTTTTATTCCTATGGGGACACAGATAAACAGACTTTTTAATGGCAAGGTGTTACCACCTAATCCAGATGAAACAAAAACTACAGAAACAAATAAATATCCGTCTAAATATAAAAACAAATATCCGTCTAAATATAAAAGCAGGTACTAATGGGCTTTAACCCGTCATTTCTGACTAAACAAAGACCACGCAAACGAGGAAACCCTGAAGGCGTTCTGCAATTACAGATTATCAAGAGCCTCCGGGCCCGGGGCCATTATTGTGCCAAAATCAAGACCAAAGGCTCATCATATAAAGGAAGGTTCATATTTGACCCCTATCAGTCCGTAGGTTGCCCTGATTTGATTGTTTTTAGCCCTGCCTTACGGTTTATTGAGGTTAAGTCAGGTAAGAATATCCAAACCCCGGAACAAGCCCAATTTCAAGCCCGCTGTGAGGCCGCAGGTGTACCCTATATCCTAGCCAGGGATGTAGAAACAGTTTTAGCCGCAGTAAAATAATTCTGTCTCTTTTCCCCCTATTTTTGAGCCACAAAATTATTTGTGGATATTTTAGACCATATTCACCTTTTGGGAAATATGGTTTCTCGACGATGTTATGGAAATTATAAAATATTGAAAATATATGTTGACAAATAATACTTTTGTATTATAATTGCATTATGCGTAAAACAATAAGGATTACAGACGGAACACATAAATTAATTAAGAAGATAGCAAAAAAAGAAATGCGGACATTAACACAGATTTTAACATTAGCAGTTGCAACGTACGCTTTACAAATTCCGGGCGGAATAAATGTACAACCAATCAAAACAAAATAATTTAGCTCAACGTAAGCAAGGTTTTCCTATCCTGCTGTCTATGAACGGCGACCGCCCGGTCTGTTTACGTTGAGCTTATTTATAGGAGGGAATAGATGTTGAAAATAGTAAAATTCGATAACCAGTTTCTACTTATCTGGATTAAACAACAAGGGGAAACAATCACCGCAGAATACCTCGATAAATTCGAGAACCACAAAGACGCGCAAAAGCAGAAAACATTTTTTGAACTTACAATTAAGTTAACAACGGAACAATTACAGAAGATTATTAAAGAACGGGAGGATAAATGACAAAAATCCTACTTCGTAAATGTTGGATATGTAAAAATAATATTTTATCATCCGAGCAAATTAAATATGATTTACCGTGTTTGGATTGTCAGAAAAATAAACAAAAAAAGGTACGTCAGAAAAAGAATATACATGTTACACCGTATATTCCATTTGCCGTATTGGCAGAAAAGATGGTGATAAAATGAAATGCAAATCGTGCGGGAAAACGCTGAAGGAAAAAAAACGTTATTTTCACTGCGGAATAAAGTGGGGATGTTGTTACAATCGGAAGTGTAAAGAATGGACGCTGCTTCAACGCGAACGAGCGAGACGGGGGGGAAGATGAATCAGTTGGTTGTGTCGCGGTGTATTAAATAACACGTCGCACCCCGTGCGGGTGCGTGGATTGAAACATTATAATGGTAAAGAATGACTTGAGAAAGGAGGAATAAAATGATTTTTACATTAACATTGTCAGTGCCTTTTGTGTCAAAAGAAGACTCAGAAAAATACGAAAACTACGGATTTGAATTTAAAACTACGGAAGAGTATG